TGACCCCCTCCTCGCGGTTCATACCGTATGGGATCTGGGATGGAACGACTGTATGGCTATTGGACTTGTCCAACGCTCGGCCTCAGAGGTTAGATTCATAGGCTACATCGAGGGCAATCAGCGCACGTTGGCGGATTACGTCCTTGAGCTAAACCGTTTGCCTTACCAGTGGGGGCACGATTGGTTGCCGCACGATGGTCGCGCCAAGGACTACAAGAGCGGCAAGAGCGCCGAGGAAGTCCTTGAGGGGCTCGGCCGGAAGCCGCGCATCGTCGAGAACCTGGACATTGAGAGCGGGATACGGGCCGCAAGGCTGCTATTCCCGCGCGTTTACTTTGACGAGCACAAGACAGCGCGGTTGGTGCATTGCCTGAAGCGATACCGCCGCACGATCAATCAGAATACCAACGAGCCCGGCCCGCCGTTGCATGACGAGCATTCCCATGCTGCGGATATGTTCCGCTACATGGCGCTGGCCGTTGACCAGATGGGAAGTGAAACCGTGATTAGCGACCCCTACGCAGGATTCCGCAGAGCGAGTTAATGGCAAAAAGCAAAGAGAAAGCGGACAAACTGGCCGAGCTGCGCGAACGCTGCAAACTGGCGATGGATGCGGATTACGATAACCGCTCAATCGCGATGGATGACATGAAGTTTACGCACATCCCCGGCCACCAGTGGACCGAGCGAATGCGGCAGGAGCGTGGCGAGCGTCCGTGCTACGAATTCAACAAGCTGCGCGTCACGATCAAGCGCGTCGTAAACGACATGCGCGCCAATCGCCCGCAGGGCAAGGTCAGGCCAGTCGAGGAGGGCGACAAGGACACCGCCGAAGTGCTCGAAGGGTTGATCCGCAACATCTGGAACGTATCGGACGGGGATACCGTCATCGACGCCGCGGCCGAATACCAAGTAACGGCGGGCATGGGGGCGTGGCGCATATCGGTCGATTACGCCGACGATCAGTCCTTCGATCAGGAGATCAAGGTCGAGGAGATCCGCAACCCCTTCAATCTGTATGCGGACCCCGCTTGCCAGGACGCGCTGAAGCGGGACGCGCGGTATTGGTTCCGGGTATCGCGGATTGCCAAGAGCGCGTTTGAGGCCCGTTGGCCGAAGGCTGAGAAATCGGATTTTGAGTCGGACTCGCAATTTGACGATGATGAGGACTGGGAGGATGAGGAATCCGTCCGCATCGTCGAGTATTGGTACAAGGAGCCCGTACAGCGGGTCATCGGCCAGCTAGACAACGGTCAGGCTGTGGACATGGCCGATCAGGAAGCGTTGGGGCTCGCGACCGCCTCTGGCGCAATGGTCATTAGGAAGCGCGCTGTGAACACCTGGAAGATCAGGATGTGCATCGCTTCCGGCAGCGCGATCCTTGAGGAAGCCGAATGGGCGGGGCAGCATTTCCCGTTCATCATGGTGTATGGCGAGTCGATGGTGATAGATGGCAAGCAGAGATGGTTTGGCTTGCCGCGCTTTGCCAAGGATGCGCAGGTCGCATACAACTATTCCCGCACGCTAGCGTCCGAGACGGTGGCACTTGCCCCGCAGGCGAAGTGGTGGGCGACCCCGGCACAGGCCAAGGGGCATACGGACAAGTGGGCCGAGGCGCACAAGAAGAATTACCCGTTCCTGCTCACGAATGTTGACCCGCAGATGCCGGGTTACCCGCAGCGGATGGGCGGGGCTGATGTGCCGGTCGCGCTGATTCAGGAGGCGCAGCTTGCGTCCGAGGACATCAAGAGCGTCACCGGCATTTTCGATCCGTCCTTGGGCAAGGAGTCGAACGAGACTTCCGGCAAGGCGATCATGGCCCGCCAGCGTCAGGGCGAGATTGCGGTATTCAACTACATGGACAATCTCTCCAAGGGCATACGGCGCACTTGGGAGATTTTGATCGACCTGATTCCCAAGATTTATGACACGCCGCGCGAGGTGCGGTCTCTGGGGGTCGATGGGGCAGTCAAGTACGCCCGCATCAATCAGGTTGACCCGATGACGGGTCAGAAGATCCTTGACTTGAATACCGGCAAATACGATGTGGCCGTGACGGTCGGGCCGTCTTTTGCAACGCAGCGGCTTGAGGGTTTGGAGATGGTCTCGCAGATCGTCCAGAACAATCCTGCCGTGGCGCCGCTGATTCAGGACCTGCAATTCAAACTCATGGACAACCCTTACGCCGACAAGATGGCGGAGCGGGCTAGGCTCATGTTGCCGCCGCAGGTCCAAGCGATGGAGCAGCAGGGCAAGGAATTGCCCCCGGAGGCCATGCAGGCCATGCAGCAGGCCGAACAGGCGATGCAGATGGTACAGCAGCAAGCTGCGCTCATTCAGCAGGCCGGGGCCGAGATGCAGACGGAGAAGGCACAGGTGGATAAAGCCAAGGCCGACTTGCAGGTCGCGGCCGCCAAAATGCAGGCCGACTATCAGAAGATCGTTGCCGACCTGACCAAGCGCGAAACCGAGCTGCTATTGAAACAGGCGCAGGCCGGATCCGATGCCAACGGCCAAGCGGTTGCGCAGGATCGCGAGGCGTTGTCGGCCCAGGTCACGGCTGCGCTGGCCGAGATTCAGGCGCGGGCCGCCCAATTCATGACGCAGGCGGCGGCAGTGATTGCAGAGCATCAGGCGAGGACTCAGCCGCAAGTGGTGGTCGCGAATCCGCCGAAGCGCAAGCAGGTCAGGGTCAAGCGCGTCAATGGCGAATTGATCGGCGAGATTCAGGAGATATAAGTGGCGAGATATACGATAGCGGGCCGCTCGACGGTGGCCGGCACATCTCTTCGTGCTGTGGCATCCGTGTTTGCAGCCGCGTCGGTTGGCGGGAAGCTGCGCGAGGTGGGGGTGTTCAATACCACCAGCACGGCGGTTGCGGTTGCCCTCGTCAGGTTCACCAACGCCACGGGGGTAGGCGCGGGATTGACCGAGGGCGAATACGACGAGGATGCGGTTGCACCATCGTGTACCGGGTTTGCCGGTCACACTGCGGATGGTGGCACTGGGCAGGTGCTGTATCAGGCGTCTTTGGGCGCCGCTGTTGGGTCGGGGGTCATCTGGACCTTTGGCGATTCCGGCATCGTGATACAGACGGGAACGGCCAACGGTCTCGGCGTGACTTGTCCTACCGGCACCGGGCAGATACTTGATTACTACTACGTTTGGGATGAATAGCGTGTGGCTTCGACTGGCAACACGTTTCCCGGTACTGGAGAAAACAACGCAGGCATAGGCGCAACTGCGTGGACTAACCCCGGCAATGTTACCGCCGACGATACGACCGACGCGACGTGTACGGCGGCGGCATCTTCACAGTATCTGGTGGCGCGTAACTACAGTTTTGCAATCCCGCCGAATGCCGATATTTTGGGCATCACGGTCAGGATTGAGGCAAGCGAAAGCTCTGCTGGCACAGAGTCTCTAAACGCGCAATTGCAGAATGATACGGGCACTCTGATCGGGTCCAGCAAGTCGGCAACGATCAGCGGCACCGCTAAAGCGGTCTATACCTACGGCGGCACTACCGACGTATGGGGCGCAACGCTCACTGCCGCGATCATCAACGATGCGGACTTTGGGGTGCGGTTCTGGTACACGACGGCGCACAACGTCCAGGTCGACTATGTGACGCTGGCGGTTGAGTACAAGGCGGAAGTGCCGATTCTACTCATGGCGCCGCTGATTCCCGTAGAAAGGAAGTCGGCAACGTGAGGAATCGGTATCCGGTTCCCGGCTTTGTCAGGCGCGCGCCCCCGCGTTCTCGGCTGACAGGCCCGCTTACAACGCCGTCGGTCGATACGCCGATCACGGTTGATGTCGCGTCGTTTTCGATTGTCGGTCAGGCGATTGGTCTGGAATGGGCCAATCTCTACGATCCGGCGACTTTCGATATTGATGGCCAGTCGATTGCGCTGACCATCGGCACGCCGATTGCGGTTGACGCGGCAATATTCGATATTGACGGTCAATCGGTTGCGTTCAATACGTCGCTGGCCGTCACCCAGGCCGCCATAGCGCCAGCGGGACAGACGATTGTCCTGAACAATGCGGTAACCGTTGAAGCCGCATCGTTCGACATTGACGGCCAGACGGTCGCATTCAATATCGGCCACGCGGTCGATAAGGCCGACCCGGTATTTGCGGGACAGACGTTCCCGCTAAACATCGGGCTTGTTATAGATGCGGCCGCGTTCAGCATCGCGGGCCAGGATGTCACGCTCACGCTCAGCGCGAGCGGCTTCACCCTTGCGGTAGATTCGACCGCCTGGGATATCGACGGCCAAGCGGTCCTGTTCGATACGAAGCTGGCGGTCACGCAGGCCGGTTTCTCGATAGACGGGGCCACGTTCCCGCTCAATGTCGGGCTGACGGTCGCCAGGGCTGATTTCCAGCCGGACGGTCAGGCCGTCGCGTTCGACAGCGCCGTTGCCCTTGTATCCGTTGGGATACAACCGGCCGGGCAAGATATCACGCTGACCCTGACGGGCTCGCAGTCCGTCGCGGTTGACGCCGCGGCTTTCTCGGCGGTCGGGCAGGATATCGGGCTCACGGTTTCGGGCGTAACTGAAGAAGTTACGGGCGGCGGTTGGCCGCTCGCGGCCCGCAAGCGCGCGATCTTGCGCGGCAAGCGCAAGAAGGATCGCGACAAAGAACAAGACGAGCTCGCCGACGAGATCGAGCGGCTCGAAGAACATCTCGGCATCCGTCCCGCGCCGTCTGAGGATATCAGACGGATCCGCGAGATGGTGCGCGCGTATCAGCGCGAGGCCGAGGAGATTTTGAGCAATCGCGCCAAGCGGGCGTTTTCATACGCCGAGCGGGCGCGGACTGAGCAAGCCTGGATGCTCGCCATGCGCGAGTACGAAAAGGCGCAACAGGAAGAAGAGTTGGCGGTGCTTTTGGCGCTGTCGCTCGATTGAACCCGTCTGGGGCGGTTCCCCTGCAACACCGACTGCTAGCGGTTTCTAGCTGCACACGATGACCGACGAAAACACCCAGGTACAACCTGAGCAAGCTGCACAGCCGGAAACGGCACCTATCGCGGAGTCAGCGCCCGCACCTGAAGGCCAGGAC